TTTTGGGGACTGAAGCCCATTGCATCCGCTGCGATTCCGGCTAACACGTATTACGTCGGAGACCTCAATACCGCAGTAACGCTTTTCACGATGGCTCAGGCAGCGGTTTACATGAGTGATTCGCATAGCGATTTCTTTGTGCGAAACATTCTCGTGATCCTTGCCGAAGTCATGGCATTGGGACTAGTTACGCAACCGGCTGCGCTCGTGCGATGGGTTTACACACCCGGCGCGACGCAAAGCGCAGCGCGTAGCGAATAAGGGGGAAACAATGCCCGCGTCGGTCGAAACACTGCGTACGCATCTAGGTATCAGCGGAGCGCGACCCGTTGATGATGACGCCATGCAAATCGCCTGTGATGCGGCTAACCGCATGGTCGCAGTGTTTCGGCCAGACGTGGACGATCCCGCCGACGTGAACACGGTATGGACACCCGACATTGACGAAGCGGCATTGATTCAGGCAGCGCGGTTCTACGGTCGGCGGTCATCGGTGCAAGGCGTTGCCTCGTTCCAAGATGTGGGCGTTATTACGTTGGGGCGGTTAGACCCGGACGTGCGGCTATTGCTTGGCTTATCGGAATATCAACCATCGGTCATTGCATGACAAGTCTGTCAAAGGCAGTAGAGATTGCCGATCGCCTAACAGCGGCGGGCATTGACGCAACGTGCGACCCGCGCGGGGCGAATCCCCCGTGCGTTCTACTGACGCCACCGAACGGACTTGTGGACCATTTATGCGGGGCAACGGGTACATGGGCGCTTTTCGCGCTCTCGCCCACAACCGCGAACATCGATGCATGGCAAGCGTTAGACGAGATGCTTGCCGCTATTGAGTCCGTCCTATCCATCGAAGGATGGGATTTCGTCGCGTACTCACTAAGCCCGGATAACCCACCGTTACCCGCGTACCGGATTAGATATACGGAGGCGTTCGAACTATGACCATCACTGAATCTCGCGTGCGGAAGGGAACGCTCACGTTCGGCACGGACGATCCGATCGCCCAACCGCCCACTACGGCGGTTGATTTCTCGTGCCAGCCAACGAACGTACGGGTTACCCCGACCTATGATGACGATGGCGACCAATTGGAAACGTTGTGTGGCGACGTGATCCCGCCCGGCAAGAAAGAGTCATGGGTGCTCGCGGGAACGTCGGTGCAAGATTTTGACGATCCGGCAGGTTTCCTCACGTATTGCTATGAAAACCGGATGCAAACGGTTGCGTTTGAATGGACGCCCAACATTGAGGGCGCGCCGGTATGGTCGGGCGAGTGCGTGATTGTTGCGCTCGAAGAGGGTGGAGACGTCAACACCCGGATCACTACGGATTTTGAATTCGACGTAGCCGGGGCATTGTCGCGAGCTTACGCATCTCCATTGACTGAAGGCCGAGACGACACGAGCGAGGAAACGGCAGCGTAGTGACCGCGCCGGTAGTCAAGCTCGAAGGGTTGTCCACGTTTCGGCGCACGCTGAAATCTGCGGGTGCGGATATGGAAGAGTTCAAAGACGCATCCCAACGAACGGCAAGCGTTGTTGTCTTTCACGCTATGTCGCGTGCGCCGAAACGAACGGGCGCGTTGGCCGGATCATTGCGACCCGCGCGTACGTCAGGATCGGTAACCGTGTATGCGGGCAACAATTCCAGCGTTGTTTATGCCGGTCCCATCCATTGGGGATGGCCTGCCCACAACATACGAGCGCAACCCTTCCTCGTGGACGCGGCGCACGAGACGGAACCGGAATGGGTGGGGTACTACCTATCCGAATTGAACAAAATAGTTGATGGGATTCACGGAGCATGAGCGCACTACGGCATCGCTACCGCCTCGTAATCGACGGAGTAAAGCATGAAATCACAACGTCGGCACGGGACATGGCAGCGGCGGAAATCGACCCTACGGAGCCGAATAGCAACGTCGCGGAACAGACGTTCCGGTTGTTGCATGCCGCGTGTATCCGTAGCGAGATACCGGGAATCCCTAGCGATTGGGAATCGTTCGCTGACTTGATTGATGACGTAGACGATTTGGAAAGCGAGGCGGTAACCGCACCCGTAAACCCTACCCACGCCACGGGTTAGGTGAGGCGGCAGTACAGCTAGCAATCGCCACGGGTGTTAGTGCTAGGGAATGGTTAGCAGACCCGCGATCGATGGCGACGGCAATCGACATAATGAACGAGCAATCCCGGAAGAGGCGATGAGATGGCAGGGAGCGCGATCCTCAAGCTCCAAATCATTGCCGACGCGAAGAGCGCTACTAGCGCACTCAAAGATCTATCCGGGGCAAGCGATACGGCAGGCACGCGCACAACAACAATGTCCGACCGCCTCAAATCATTGGGGAAAGCTGCGGCGGTAGCTGCGGGAGCGGCGGCATTGGGCGGTCTCGTCATGGTTTTCAAGACGGGATTTCAAGAGCAAAAAGACTTTCTCGCGGGGCAGGCACAGCTAACGGCGGGTCTGAAATCGACCCACAACGCGGCCAATACGAGCGTTGACAGCATGGAAAAGCTCGCGAGCACAATCCAGAATTACAGCGGCCAGACGGATGACAGTATTGTCTCATCCGAAAAGCTCATGCTGACGTTTACCAACGTGCGCAACGCAGCGGGCAAAAACAACGACATTTTCAATCAAGCAATCAAGCTAACCGCCGATATGGCCGCGCGTATGGGTGGGGACGCATCAACGTATGCGATCCAGCTAGGTAAAGCGCTGAATGATCCGATCAAAGGTCTAACTTCGCTAACCCGTATCGGTGTGAGCTTTACGGAGGGGCAGAAGAAACAGATTACGGCGTTGACCGAGACCGGTCACACGATGGCAGCGCAGAAAATCATCATTGCGGAACTCAATAAAGAGTTCGGCGGTTCAGCGAAAGCATTTGGGCAAACCCTACCGGGGCAGATGGAGCGCGCTAAGCGGGCATTCGAAGATATCTCGCAATCGGTCGTGGCGTCGCTCATGCCGGTACTTACACAGCTTATGTCCATGGTTTTGAAAGACCTCTTGCCAGGATTCAAAGCGTTTATCGGATGGGTATCTAACAACTTCAATTGGTTAGGTCCGCTCGCTGCGGCGGTCGGTGTTGTGGTCGTGGCGTTCAAACTATGGGCAGCGGCAACAACGTTGTTGGGTATCTCGATGGATACGTTGCCGGTCATCGGGTGGATATCCGCGATCGTCGCATTGGGCGCTGCGATCATCTATGCCTATAACCATTGCGAGACCTTCCGCAAGATAGTGCAATTCGTGTTCAAAGCTATATCCACGTACATCAAAATATGGTGGAAGTCGTGGGTTATCGCGTTCAATGCCGTCAAAAAGGTTGTGCTCGTTGTTGGGAAGGCCATCGGGGTAGCAATCAAAGCGGTATGGAAGGTGATCGTTGCCGTAGCTAAGACGATATTCAAGATATGGGTTACCCCGTACAAACTCGCGTGGAATTTCATCAAGAATCTCGTTACCAAATGGGCACCCGCCATCGCGGGATGGGCACGGAACATCGTTCAAAAGATATTCAACGCGCTAAGCAACCTCTTTGACCGCGTGACCGCTCCATTCAAACGGGCATGGGATTGGATACGGTCGCACGTAAGCTCGTGGGCGGGAGATATCGCGAATTGGGTGCGCAACATCGCGGAGCGAGTGTGGAACGCGCTATCGAACCTCTTTGAGCACATAACCGCGCCGTTCAAACGTGCATGGGACTGGATACGTAGCAATGTGAGTTCATGGGCGGGCACGGTCGCCAATTGGATTAGTTCAATGGTGAGCCGGATAGGGTCGATCCTCGCTCGTGTGTGGGACGTGATAACTACACCGTTCCGGCGTGCGTGGGATTGGCTGAAATCCGCAGCGAGCAACGTCGCCGATTGGTTCCGATCGATCCCGGGGGCAATCGCTAGCGCGCTCTCGGGTGTGTTCAATGCGATAACCGCGCCGTTCAAATCGGCATGGAATTGGATCAAAAACTACGTACTCGCTCCCATCTCTCGCGGGTGGAACGCGGTAGCTAACGCGCTGAACGCCATACAAATCACGTTGCCGAAGGTTCATATTCCGTTCGATGGCGATATCGGGGGCGGAACGATCGGGTTGCCGCACGTACCGACGTTGCCAGAGTTCGCTACCGGCGCGTTCGTCAGTAAGCCCACCATCGGTCTACTTGGCGAGGCGGGCAATGGCGAATGGGTGTTGCCGGATGACAAGCTACGGCGGTTGTTGCGTAGCGAGCTTGCCGCGATGGGCGGAACGACAATCATCGTTCAGGGCGCGTTAGACCCGGACGCGGTAGCGCGTCAGATTGAAAACCTTTTGCGTGGGCGAGGTCGGCGCGTCGGTGGAGTGCGCAACGTTGGCGCGGTCGGGCTTTCCTCGTGACGACACCCACAACAACCGACCCGGTGACGTGCGAAGTCCACGTAGACAACAACGTCATTGCCGACACGGGCGAGGAATACGAGAGCGGCGCACCCACCGTCCTAAGCGGACTAACCGTGGCGTGGGGACGCGAAACGATCGTTGACCAACCGCAAACATCAACGTGCGCGTTCACGGTCACCCAAACGGAGGGCACGCTAGGCGATATCTTTGACCTCTTGCACGTCGGGAATCCGATCGATGTTTACGCCGGGGGAATCACCCACGATTTGCCGGAAGGCAATCAGGTACAGGTAGACGGCAGCTTTTCGACACCGATCGGTAACCGCGTCACGATCCCGGCACAGGCCGGGACTACCGCCGTAAAGTCCGTCAAATGGAATAACAATCCATCGGTGGAAGTCATACCGGGGCAGACGGCAACCGCGTACACAACGAATGGCGCACTAGTTCCACCCGCACCGTTCAGCGATACGCCGAGTGCGTGGGATCAAATTCCGTATGCCGTGGCGGGCGACCAATGGGTTATCTCCATAGATTGGTGGCTCTTCTATTACGGGAAAAACCCGAACAACGGCAACATTACCGATAGCGGTTCGCTTCCGATGCAAGCCCGCATTCAACCGATCATGTTCTATGGTCCGAGCAAAACGTCATCATGGGCGAAGCTAGGAAGCCCGATAACACTCCCGTACGGAACGAAAGCCAACGTCCCGCCGAATAAAACGACGTACAAACTCACGTACACGATTCCCACCGGGGCAACCTCCGGATGGTTGGGCTTTATGATTTGGCCGCGTCCGCGTCTCCGGTGGGCAACCGGTCCCGGTCCGTTGATCGACCAAACGATTACATGGTCACAGCTAGGAACGCCGCATCCGACGTGGAGCGAGTTTGATGATGTTGGAATCGATAACTTCGTACTAACCGCGCCACCGTATCGGCAACGTCTCGTGTTGGTATTCAGCGGTCGGATTACTGACTTGATGGTGCGTGCCGATAAGGGGACGGGCGCAACGTGGCAGGTAACCGCAGCGGACGCCACCGCAGACCTAGCGAATGATGCGATTGGCGATAACCCATGGCTTGTGGAAACCCTGGCATCGCGGGTGGCGCGTATCCAAGCATTGGCAACGGATGAGTTCACCTATCAGATTGACCCGTTCCCGGCATCGCTGAATCAGTCATGGAAAGACGTGGACAGCCAGGCGGTTATGGACCTACTGCGGGAGCTTGCCGTCTCCGCTGACGCGGTGTTGTGGTCGGCGTTCCATCTAACCGTGGGGTTTTACCTGTGGTTCGAAGACCCGATGTTGCGGGCGTCGTTGGGCGCGCTCGTGTGGGATTCCACGCTCTCGCTTGTCGTGATCGACTATTCCGGCTATCACCCGGCAGGTTCGGCGGTCATTTCCTCGTGCGATGTGGTGCGGGATACGCCGTCATTCGACTCTGACGTTGGCGATGTGTTGACCCGCGTGGACGCGACGTGGCAGGAACAGACGGTGGACGAGGGCGGATTGCCCGCACCGACCGAACGAAACGTGCATGTAGTCAATAGCGATGATGAAGCGCTGTACGGGATACGAGCGGCGAGCGTATCAACGCAGCTAGTGAGCGCGACGGATTGTCAAACGATTGCCTCGCGCATGCTCGTGCGGTCACAAGACTTGTCGTGGCGGATGCTGAACCTTGAATGGGATACCTCGCTGCGGGATATGAACGACCAAGATATTGCCTACGCGCTACGGCTATTGAACGGCGCGGTTCGCAACGGGTTGCCGGTAACCGTGACCGAACTCCCGGAATGGTCCCCATCGGGCGTCACGATGAACGCCTATCTAGAGGGCGGGACGTACACATTCGATGCCGGACGTTGGAAACTCGCCCTCAACGTAAGCCCATCGGAATCGGTGGGTCTCTCGTGTATGTGGAATCAGCTAGTCCCGACGTGGCAATGGGTGCAATTCGACCCGACGATTTCATGGGACGCGCTGTGGGGCATATCTGCTAGCGCAACCGCGCTTGATGACCGCATAGCAAGCGTGGAAACGCGCGCGATAGGTAAGACGGAGGCGATAGCTAGTGCCTAATTCATCCGCAAAGACTCTTCCGTATCCAGCAACAACCGACCCGGTAGCACAGGGCGCGGATGCGATTCGGAAACTCGCACAATCCGTGGACAATATGGTTCAGACCGGTTCGGTAACGGTCAATGTCGTCACGGCAGGCACGAATGCGCAAACGGCAGTAGTGTTTCCGGTTCCCTATGCATCGCCACCGACCGTTTTTGTCGGTCCCACGAGCGGTCCCCCTTCCGATTATTCCGGTTATTGGTGGCCGTCGGGTGTCACGGCAACCGGATTCAACGCCGTTTATAAGCGGAGCACTACCGGAAACTTTACCGGCAATTGGGTTGCCGTTGGCGCGGTAGCTCCGGTGACGTAGGGAAGGCGGGCAGGCCATGGGATATTCAACCCCGGCGATAAACAGTGTGTGGGAACGGGTACACGAAGCAATACCGAGCACACAGCTAGGCGGGATCTACGGCAACAAACCCGGTTATCACAATTGCCGAGCTAACTTGCCATCATCTGACTACTCGGTGCAAAAGCCCGACGACAAAAAGGGAGATGCACAGGCCGGGGCGGGACTTGACCTCACGTTCCCGAACAACGAAGACGAAAAACGGTTGATGAAACGCCTCATGGATGCGGGCAGGGCGGGAGACCCGCGCGTGCATAATCTGCGGGAGTGTTTCGGGACGGTGGACGGCCAGAATGTTACCGGGTGGGACTTCCGGGGCATGTATCCGGTCACGTCGGATGATTCGCACCTGTGGCATATCCATATTTCGTGGTATCGGCTATATGCGACGGATCAAAAGACGGCGGACGATGTGGTGTCGGTTCTATTGGGCGATGAATACGAGGCGGACGACATGAACAAAGACGATACGCGAGCGGAGATTGCCGCAGCATTGCGTAACTACCATCTCGGTAGCGATGGTTCCGGGCATTGGACGAACGAGAATTACCCCAACGTTATCAAGGATGAGAAAAACGGAGTAGGGGACCGGTTGACACGATTGGAGAAAAAGTAATGACCGAAACAACCGACCCGCGCCCGCGTCCGGAGGATGAGGAGAACGAGCGTGTGGACGAGGTACGGGAGACGTTCGAAGAGGCGGAACGGCGCGATAGTGGCGACACAACCGAAGCATCGGAAGAGCCGGAAGGCGAGGCGGCAGGCGAGGCGGGAGACGAAGAGTCAGACGCGCCGGAAGAGCCCCGAAGCGGAAGCTAGCGAAGGTCCACAACGGGTCTCGTTTGATGAGCTATGGGAAGCCACCGCGCGCCCGCTATGAGACCCACAGGCCGGGACTAGAACGAAACGCGCGGTGACTCCAAACGCCAAGCTAGCGCGCTAGATCGAACATCTAGGTAAAGCTTCGCCCCGCTGACACGTTTTGACACTGTGCCAACGCTCCCAGATCGACGGAGAGCGACGAACGCCCATCGGCGCATACTGGCACTACCCCGCCATGTCGGGGGGCATGCGGGGCGACTGAGCGGCGCACCCGGTGATCTTGTCGAACCTCCCGGTTTCCATGATCCTCTCACCCGCCGGGGGAAGGTCACCGGGTGCGCTGAAACGTCTCACTAGGCGTCACTTTCGTTTCCCCCGCTGGGGAAATCGTGCCAAATCTGGGACGAAAACGGGCCTAAAAATCACCACATAACCGGACAGAATCCCCCCCGCTAAGTTGTGGTCGGACTCGGCAGGAACATCGGAACGCCCGAAAACGCTAGGCTACGTGTACGTAGCTTTCCCCCGACGGGGGAAATGCTTGGGAAATCCGATGGATGGGTGAACGATGAGTACGGGTCAAGCAACCGCCTCCAAACCCCGCAAGGCGGCAAAGATGATCGGCAGTGTTGAGGTGCGCGCGCGGTCGGTCCGCGTCGTGTGGATGTGTGATGGCGTCAAGCGAACCGAGAGCTTCCGGCTACGCAGCGAGGCAGAAGCATTCCGCGAGGCGTTGACCGCCACGGGTGGCGAGTACCCGCCCGGATGGGCGAACGACGATCACAGCGACGTGACCGTTGCCGACGTGTTCCGCGAGCGTGTGAACGCTGACGTTGCCGTGTCGGCACGCGCTGCCACACTCCGGAAGTTCGAAACGATGATGGGCGATCACCGGATGGCGAAAACGCCGGTCCGGGACGTGACGGAGCGCGACGGACGCGAGCTAGTGCGCGAGCTAGGCGATCGGTACGCGAACGGAACCGTTCGGGTGTTCCTAGGGCAACTGAGGGCGGCATTCCGGTACGCCACCGCTCGTGGGTACGTGTCGGGACCGTCCCCCATACCGGCGCGGTTGGATCGCGCCATCGGAACGCCGAAAAAAGACATTGCCTCGTTGGAACGGTGGGAGGTTGATGCGCTCGTGGCAGCGGTGCCGGATGCCTACCGGCTCTTCGTCCGGGTGTTGTTCGCTTCCGGTCTCCGCATTGGCGAGGCGTACGCATTGCGCGGTCATTCGGTCAAAGGGCGCGACGGTCGGGTGACGCTGAAAGTTGATCGATCGATGGATATCAACACGGGCGAGCTTGGGCCGACGAAAAACCGGAAACCGCGAATGGTTGCGTTGCCGGTGGGTCTGTCAGGCGAGGTTGCCGCGTTGGCGAAGTCCCGCGCGCCGGGTGATCGACTGTTCACCTTGCCCTCGTATCGGAATTTCCACCGGGTGTGGACAAAGGCTGTGGACGATGCCGGGTTGCGCGATGAACACCCGCACGGCGTGCGAATTCACGACACGAGGCATACCCACGCAAGCGCGCTCATCATGGCAAACGTTCCATTGGTCAAGGTCTCGCGCCGGTTGGGGCATTCATCGATCACGATTACCGCCAACACCTATGGGCATCTACAGGAGGATGACGAACTACTGTTTTCCGAGCTTGACGCGCAATACGGCGGGGGCGAGTGATGCCGAAGCAAATCCGCGTATTGATCGTGCCGGTTGATGGGCAACCGCGACTAGACGCGATTGATGCAACGCCGGAAGCGATGCGCGACGCGATCGGGGGCGGATGGTTGGAATCCACGAGCGGTTATCGCGTGGACAAAGGCGAATGGTATGCGTACTGCGACGAAGAGGCGAAGCTGAAAGAGCTACCCGTGAACCGGGTTGCCACCCTGCTAGCGGTCAAAGCGGGATGGTTGCACGAGGAATGGTTGCGCGGACCGGTTGTGTTTTTCGGTTCGAACGACGATGGCGACGAAATCGACGTGCCGGAATGGGTGGTGGAAATCTTGGGACCGTTCGTCGTTCGGTAGAAACTCCCACAGGCCGGGAGCACGACGAGGGGGCGGGCATATGCCCGCCCCCTTTGCCGTACCCGCTAGTCCGTCTCTGACGCGGCAGCGGCCTTTTCACGGGCGCTACGGAGCAACGTCGCGCGTTCGTCCCGGTCGTGGATGCCATGCACCTTGATGACGTGTTGCGCGAGACCTTGCGTCCCCCCCTCGAATGTCCGTTTGCAGCGCGGGCAGGTAACCGCCAAATGGGCACCCGGCGTTGTTCCGCGTCGCTTGCCGTATTTACCTTCGTTGCGATCGGTCACCGGGAAACCCAACGTGCGCTGAATCTCGCTTAGCGCCACATCGGAATGCGAACGGGTCGCATGCATCAACAATCCGTGTTGCGTCGCCCCGCGCGGTTCGTCGCACCATGGGCAAACAAGCTTCCCGGTTTTCGGTGCAATCGGCGTTGATGCCTCTAGGTCATCGATCATGCAATCGAGAATCTGCGACCATGACGGGTCTTTGTGCTCCGGGCAAACGTCCACCCGCTTCGCTCGCCCGTGGATTGCCAACCGGATCGGCGGTTCCGTTGTGTCGGTGCGCGTGCCATCGCGCTTGCAGATATCGCAGTACGTGTATGTCGTTGTGACAACCTCGCGTGCCATGCGTCCCCCTACGGTTCTAGCTCGTTCGGATCGTTGGATGGTTCGTCGTGCGCCGGTCGGAACCGGGTAGAGCTTATGACGGTCCCGCGTTCGCCCATCCCGTACTCAGCATCGGCGCGCCGTCCGTCTTCGTTCACGTCACCCGATAACACGAGATCGGCCAGCCAGCACGCCACATCATTCCCGTACGCCTCTTCCGCCCACGCTCTCGCGTCGTGTCCGCTCGCGAACGGGCCGACGTAATAAAACCCGTCGATCGGATCACCCGCGATAACGATCGTTTGGTACACGCTGTGATACCCCGACGCCCGTAAGACGCCATCAACGATGTTGGAACCGGATTCGTTCATCCTTCTATCGCCCTCTTCGTCGCACCGAATCGCGGAAGGTCGGAATCCTTCGCGCGCCCTTTGACTTCCGTGACCGCGTACCGCCGAATGCTGGCAACCCGAATGGCATCCTTCGCGTCACCCGCGATCCGCCCTAACCCTTCCACGAGATAGCCGTCGGGGTACTGGTACGTCTGCGCATACACGTGTCCGCTCTCGCTCATCTCCCGGATACGCACCATCTCGCACCGTGGGCAGACATGACTGACGCGGAAATATTTGAGCCGTGCAACGTGGACTGCGTCCATCGGTTGCCACACATGCCCTAGGTCTCGGCACGTGATTTGGTCGTCTGTCCATTGCTCCGCAACCTGTGCCACGTCGCGTGCATCGGCCCATCGTGACGGTTCCCGGCGTTGCCGTCGTGTTGCCATCGATCCCCTTCCGTTGTGCGTTCCCGCGAGAACGTCTCAGGTCTGAAACAAATTCACCACATGCGGGACACATCGTAACGCCAGAAGGGGTATAACAGGGTCGAACACAGGCCGGGTTTCATCCCAACGAACGAGCGGCAACGAGCGAGCGCCGCGCGCTAGGAATGGCTGTGCCAGAAATCGGGGTAATCGGTATGTCTCTTCCGGAACAACAACAACACGATTCGGTGCGGTTGCGTCCGGGAGTCTGGCAACACATCGCGATAGACCTAGGCATCAAGGCAACACCCGCTGCCATGGCCGCAGCGGCAGGGATTTCCCGCGCGACGATGTACCGCGCTTATAAGGGGGAACCGGTGACGGCAAAGACGGTGGCCGCGCTCGTGCGGGTGTTGGGCGCGCCGTTCGAAGAGCTTTTCGCGGTCGTGTCGGGTGATGAGTAACGACTTCCCACCGATGAACGCTCGTCTGGGAACGGGCGAGGTTGCACGCATCATCGGATCAACGCGGGAATGGGTATCGAAGCAATGCCTACGCGGCGAATTCCCGTGTACGTACGCAGCGGGGCGGTACCGGTTCACGACGGACGACGTAGCCGAAATCCTCGTGCGCACCCGACGAAAACCCCGCCCACGCATCGAACCGGCGCGATTGGAGTTCCGGGAACTTCCGGAGGATGCAAGACGGGTTGTGGTGAAACACCGTTCAGCGGCGATCGATTGGCGAAGCTACGCGCGGAAGGTACGGGGCAATGGGTAAGCCTGTGCATCTAACGGTGTGCGCCGTATGTGGTGCGACGTTCATATGGGATCCGGACACGGATAGCGCGATGCTTGGCAGCGACGAACCGGAACCTATCTGCAAGCGATGCGAGCGAGACGCGCTAGAGGGCGAATGGTTCGATGACGAATTCTGACTTTCACGAATGGCGGTCACGCGGCATCGGGGCATCCGACATAGCCGGAATACTGAACCTCTCACCATGGTCTAGTCCGTATTCCGTATGGGCAAGCAAGGTACTCGCAACAACGGGTGGCGGAACCTCCGGAAGTATGGAGGCGATGCGATGGGGGAAGTTGCTAGAGGATGCCGTGATCGATGAGGCAGCGCGACGATTGAACGTGTACGCATACGGGCAACAAACCCGTTGCACGCATCCGGATTACGAATGGGCACGCGCCACCGTGGATGCATTCTGCAAAGACGATGACACCGAAGGTGTTATAGAGGCGAAGACAACCTCTGACTATCGATGGTACGAAGTCCCGGTTTATTACGAAGCGCAAGTGTTGTGGCAGCTTGCCGTTACCGGTCGGTCGTTCGGATGGTTGGCCGCGCTCCATGCGGGGCGGAAGCTCTCACTCTGGCGCATCGATGAGCAACCGGCGTTGCAACGGGCGATGCTGGATACCGGGCGCGAGTTTTGGGAATCGTTCATAGTGCCAGGCGTTCCGCCACCGGTAGATGGGTTGTCAGGCACGGGTGACGCGCTGGATGCCGTGTACGCCGAGACGGTGCCGGGTGCGACGGTCGCATTCGATGATGAGTACGCCGAGACGGTGGCAGCGCTGCGCCGGGTGCGCGGCGATATCCGGACGCTAGAAGAGGATCGCGACCTACTAGAAAACCGCATCAAGGCAGCACTAGGCACGGCGGAATCAGGGACCGTTGATGGCCGCGTTGTGGTGACGTGGAAAGCCCAACACTCGCGCCGGATTGACCTTGACCTATTGCGCGAGCGGTACCCCACCGAAGCGGCATCGTGCGAGACCATCACGGATTCGCGGCGGTTTTTGATAAAAGGCCTTCCCAAATCAGCAAAGCGGGATTAGCTTTCGGCTATCCCCACGAGGAAATCAGCGGACGGTCGGCATCGTCTCGGCAGGTTACGAGCGATGCCGCACCCGTTCCGCTAGGGGGACTCATGCTCAATTTCACGACGTTTCCGTTTCAGTGCGCCGCGTGTGGCCGGGAAGTCCACGTAGCCGCAAAGACTCCGGAAGACGCGATATTGATATTGCACCGTGCGGGATGGAAACCCGATGGCAGCGGGGGCGACCGTTGCCGAGAATGCATCATCGATAACCGGAAGGCTCGTAACCGTGTCCCGATTGGCTGACGCAGTAGAGCGGGCAGGCGAGACCATGCGGGATGCGGCAAGCGCGGAATCTCCCGCGTTCGGCCCGGTCGATCAATCGCAAGTGTTGCGCATCGTGGGGTTAGACCCACGCGACCCGAAAGCTCATGCCGTCGTTGCGGTGGCGCGGCGATACGCGCTTGACCCGGTACTAGGGCACATCTCGATACTGCGGAATTCGACGTTGCCGTACGTCACTCGCGATGGGTTTTTGCACATCGCCCACCGATCGGGGCAGCTGGACGGCATAGAGGTTGTGGACGGTCCGCGTCGGGAAGGCAGCGAATGGGTTGCGCGCGTTGCGGTGTTCCGGCGTGACATGGCGCATGCGTTCATCTATCCCGGACGTGCCGACGTTGCCGATCACAACGGACCGGAAATGGCGATCACTCGCGCGGAACGGCGGGCGCTCAAAAGAGCGTTCGCGGTCACGCTCCCATCGGACTTTGCCGATGACGAGAACACACCCGCTAACGCTCCCAGCGCCACGGAGAGACACGATCCGCCCCCGGCGCGGGTGGAGACACCCACCGAGCAAGAGCGGCAAGCTCTCGCCCTACTGAACGAGGGGGCACCCGCCGTCGTGGACGCGCCACTACCGGGCGACGAACCGCCACCGGGCGAGCTTTCACCACAGCAACGGCGCGCCATCTTTGCGCAGTGTTCCCGGTTGGGTCTCGCAAGCGCCGATGACGAAACGCGATCAAAGCGGTTGGCGTTGTTCGGTCGGATATTGGGACGCGATGTGCAATCGACCGTAGAGCTTTCGGAAGACGAAGCTTCCGAATTGATACACACGCTTGCCAGCATGGCAGCGGACGAGGAAAGGGGAAACGAGGAATGACGGAATCGGTGCAATGGGGGGAACTCCCGACCGATGCACGGGCGCCACGAACCGGACGAGGGGGACGCGGGCAATCGTTGCGAGCGGAAGCGGAAGCATTGACCTCCCGACCTCATGCGTGGGCGAGGGTTGCAACGCGGGATGACGACAAAAAGGCACGGTCACTCGCAATGCAAATTCAGACCGGGAAGCTCGCGCCGTTCACGGATGGGAAGTTCGAAGCGGCGGTATCGGGCAACGATGTGTGGGCGCGGTACATCGGGCCGCAGTAATGGAACTATTCGTATGCATCGCTGTGGAGACGGCAGACGGTCGGCAACCGCATACGGACGTGATGGCCGGATTAGAGGATGAGCTAGACAATCTGGAATTTGATGTGGGGGAATCCGTGTACTCATGCACGGTTACCGGCATGGCATCAACCATGAAGGCATTAGCGGAATCTCGGAAGCGGCGACGCATTGGATAGGTTGCATCATCCGGACTCTCTCGTTCGGTGCGCCCGTTGTGGTCTCGTCACGCTATGGAAAGACTTAGCGCCGGTACCCGATGGGACACCGAATGAGAGGCGGGATATCTGTATCCCGTGTTCATGGTCGGAGAGCAAACGATGACCGCATACGGACGCGGTGATTACCGAGAGAAACAAGTCAAAGCATCGCTAGAGCGGTGGGGTTATGTCGTGTGGCAAACCCGTGGGTCTCACGGTGCGGCGGATATCGTTGCGCTGAAGGCAGGGTTGCAACCGATGGTCATCCAAGTAAAGAGCGGTGCGGCAACACTGAAACACTATGAATGGAATCAGCTATACCGGTTGGCCGATCGGGTGGCCGGGATTCCGGTGGTCGTCACGATGGATGGAACATCGATGAAATGGCGTCGGATCATTGGCGAACATGAGGCGTACTCGCGTGATTGGCCGCAAGTAAAGTTCGTTCCGTTCGTCATCGCTCGCGCCGAGGTCGACCGTGCCGGGTACCGGTGAACGCTGGATCATTGAGACGCTAACCGATGCGCATGGGTTGCGCGGTTGGGCGTTGGAACGGATAACAGCGGACTCGCAAGAGGGCATCTTGCACGTGGCATTGACCGATCACTATGGCCGCGTATATCAGTACCGCATTCAGATAACAGAGGAAACCCCGTGATTCATATCCTCATCGGTGGCGGCATCTTCGTACTTTGCGTGTCCATCTTGGCGGCGAGTCTCTGGCACGAATCGTCCGAGTCCATCACGAAGTCATGGCGCGATTCCGTTCCGCCTCGTGCGCCGAAGTAATCAAGTCTGAGACGGAATCATTCACGGCTGAGACACCTTTGGTATAGACAAAGCTATTGCGCATTCATTCACAATCTAGGGTCTTGACGGCGGTGTTATCGCGCGCGCGCCCGGTTCCCTACTTAACAACGTTAACAGAGGGAGACTTACCCTCATGCCGCCGGTGGGCCTTTGGTTCGCCCGCCGCAGCGGCAAGTAATGATTTCGATCCTTTCGCTACGCACGCGAGAATGCTAACTTGCGCATGACGCGATGCGGTTCCGCTGAATCACGGATGGAACAAAACGTGAACTCGAAGCATCGTACGAAGAGAAAGCCTCGTGAGTTATTCACGGAGTACACAGCGCAGACAGAGATGGAAGCGGCGAGGCGAAGTCGCAATGACCAATGGCACGATTGGTTCGCGCTCATCAGCAAAGCCCATTGCCGTAGCTGCCATGTCTTGTTGCTTGTCCCGTATGACAGTGAGCGCGAGCGGTACCGATTCGATGAGCAATCATGGGCGCATGAACTCGGATGCCCCGATAGCTAAGAGCTAGCAGCAAAAGGGAACAGCCATGCCTAGCCGGTTCGATGTGCGGAACCACAATCGATTGGGACGGATACGGCAGGCGTTCGCAGTCCAGCTACCGCTTCCATGTTGGCGATGCGGTGTGCTCATCCGGCTAGAAGATGAATGGGACTTAGGGCATCGCGTGGACTTAGCGCATGGCGGTGCGGACTATGACGTATGGCCGGAACATAGGTACGCCGTGCCGGGTGTGTGTGTTGGCAACCGGGGGGCGGGTAGTCAGGTACGGCATCGGGGGGCGGGGGCATCCCGCAAATGGTGAGGGGGGAGGGGGCATAGATGAAAGCGGCAACACGGAAGCGCATCCCATCATCGGCGTTCGTCTATCCGCCCGGCTCTCGCATCGGTGGCAAGACAGGCAAGTATCCAATCAACACGAAGGCACGAGCAAAGGCAGCGCTCTCGTATTCAGCACGAAAGGATACGGGGGGGACGTATGCCGGGGTATATCGGAAGGTAGCGAAGCGATACCCATCGTTACGCAAGCGATGAATGCAAAGGATAATCGCAGCGTTAGTTGCGCTTGGCGTTCGCCGGTTCGTTGCTTGGCGCCACGAGAAAAAGAAAACTCGAAAAGAAATTCGGAAAAAAAGACGAGCGTGAAATCGTGGGCGTTTTTTTCTGGGACGCGCAACGCGCGGTGCCCCGTGTAACTTCGAAAGAATCCCCGGCAACGAGCATTCACCTTGGATCCGTAGGCAGTATCCACCTTTCACCTTAGATTGAAAGCCGATGCATTCGGTACTAGAGGAATTCAACGCAGCGGATATACCGCTTGACGTTCCCCTACCGCGTTTTGCATCGCCCATTCATCCAAAACGGCATAGCTCATGGTCGGATTCGGCCCATGCGTTGGCCGGGAACCTCCCTATTCACAATGGCCGGGTGTCCGAGCTTCGCCCATGGCAGCGGTACGCACTAGATCGGGCATTGGAGTGCGATAGCGACGGCAAATTGTGTTGGGAAATAGTCATAGTGAGCGCGCCGCGTCAGGTAGGGAAGTCCGTACTGGAACGTATCGCGGTGATGTGGCGGTTGCATCAAAGCCATTTATTCGGAGAGACGCAAGATATCGTCCACGTCGCGCACAATTACCGAACGGCAATGGAGATATATCGGCCAGCCGCCCGGTGGGCATTGCAGACGTTCGGCAAACATCACGTACGGCAAGCGCAAGGGCAACAACACATCGAATTACCCGACGGATCGCGGTGGATGATTCAAGCTGCCACCGAAGGTGCGGGCGTCGGGTTCGCATTATCGATGGTGTTAGTAGACGAGGCATGGCGCATCAACCGCGCCGTCGTGGATGCCGCACTACTGCCGACGATGACCGAAAGTAACTCGCCGCAACTCTGGCTCGTGAGCACAGCGGGCACGTTCGCATCCGATCTAATGAAGAGCTACCGCAACGCGGCCATCGCGGGAGCCGATTCGATTCTGATTCTCGAATGGAGCGCGCCGGACAACACGGATACGAGCATCAACGATCCGGACGTATGGCGGATGGCATCGCCTCATTGGGACGACAAGCGAGCGGAGTACGTCAAGCGCCGTAACGAGACCTTGACCGAATGGGATTTCCGGCAGCAATACCTGAATCAATGGGTGCCCAATCTCGGCAAGATGTTCCTAGGTCCGGACGTGGCGCGCAACGTGGAAACCCTCGCACCTATCCCATCGGTGCCATTGTCTTTCGGGGTAGACGTGGCAACGGACCGATCGCATGCGGCCATCGTGGCGTACGGCGCGGGAATCGCGGAAGTCATCGAAGAGAACACCGTTCAGCGATCGGGCGTTGCGTGGGTACCGGGACGAATCCGTGAATTGATCGATGCGTGGAATCCGCTCGCGGTGGGTTTCGATGCGCTAGGTCCGGGCGCGAGTATCGCGGATTCGCTGAAAGTCGATCCTGACTACGCGGACGCCATCTTGATGATGAGCGGTCGGGATATGTGCGCGGCATCGGCGCAATTGCACGACGCGATCGTGTCGGGCGGGTGGCGAGTTCGCCCGCATAACGCCATGGCGGCATCTCTGACACAGGCACAGCGACGGACCTATGGGCAGGCGTGGACGTTCGCCCGCGACGCGCCCTCGTCCGGGTGCCCCGTGTTGGCCGCTGTAACCGCGCTGTGGGCACAAACCCACGCGCCCGCACCCATGGAGGCATCCGCCATATGGTGAACCTTCTGCGGCCATTTCAGCGCCGCGCCCGGATGCCCACCGGGGGACGTGTCGGCATGCTCACCGCGACCGATGGGCGAGACATTCTCATCAACCAACCGGACGGGTGGGAAGTTGCCGCGCCGTGGATTTGGTGGATAGGTCCGCACGACGGAACCGGGCCGATCTACGGGAATCCGCCACCGGGAGCAACCGACCCGTTCGGGTTCGTTTCGCTGCCTGCCGTATCGCGTAGCACGAGCATTATTTGCGACACGATCGCGGGTCTGCCGTGGCACATTTTCAAAGGATGGGAGCTACTCGGTACGCCGTCATGGATTACCGACCCGCAAAACCTCGCGCGGGATGGGCGGTCGGCGGTGTTCCCGGAACTAGTGACCGTGCGGTTATCGGCGGTGGAGTTCTGGACTGAATGGATCGTGTCGGCGCTGTGGTTCGGCGATGGGTACATCTTCTGCCCTAACCGGGATTCGGCGGGGCAACCGAAACCGCCGTTGTGGGTACTGAATCCGACGCGCATCGCCATAGAGGATGGCCGGTATTACGCGAGCGGAAGTGACGAAGAGATACCCGCTGATCAACTCATTCATTTGCGAGGCGAAGCGCCGTACACCGATGGGCATGGGCAAGGCGTACTCACCCGCAACGGGTTAGACCTCGCGCTAGCGGCGACCGTTCGGAACTACGCGAATAGTCAGTATCAGTCCGGCATCCCATACGGGTATCTGAAATCAAGTCAACCGCGCATGGACGAGACGGCGGCAACCGATCTCAAAAGTAAATGGATGCAAGCGCACGGAACCTCGCAACGGAGTATCGCGGTACTGAACGCAACGACGGAGTTTGTTCCATTGACGGTTACGCCGCTCGATGCACAGCTATCCGACGCGCGAACGTGGAGCCTTCGCGATATCGCGCTAGCTTTCGGCGTACCGCCATACATGTTGGGTGTGTCCGGTGATACGTCGACGTACGCGAACGTCGAAGGTCGGATGACGGAATTCAAAACGTTCACCTTGCTTCCGTGGATTCGGCGCATTGAGTCAACGCTTGATGCCCAATTCCCATTGGGAACATCGCTGAAGATTATGACCGGTGGACTAGAGCGTGCGGATACGGCAACGCGGTACGCGGCATATAAGACGGCGCTGGAATCCGGGATTATGACCCGCGACGAAGTGCGGCGATTGGAAAACCTGCCACCGTTGGGGGCGGGGCACGATCCGGGCATTGCCGATGGCGTGCCGGTACCGGTAGAGGTGGTGAACGATGGAACGTCGCAACCTAGCGATGGAACTCCGACGGGTTGACGAACAATCGCGAACGGTGGAAGGCATCGTCGCGCCGTATAACGAAACAACGCTGTACGCGGGTGACCCGATGGGCGAGCGGATCGTGCGGCATGCGTTCAATCGGTCAATCAAGCAACGAGGAAACCGCATCCCGCTATGCGTGAACCACAATCACGAAAACATCGTGGGCATGAGTCGCGAATGGAACGACACCGAAGACGGACTGTGGGCGTTGTTCGGATTCCGGGATGACCAATACGCGGAGCGAACGATCGCTGACGTAGCGAGCGGTTATCTGCAAGCGATGAGCGTGGGGTTTCTGCCGATCGATCGAAAGCGCGGCAATGATGGCGCAATGGAGATTCGCGAAGCGCGGCTAGTCGAAGTATCGCTAGTGATCGCGGGAGCGTATGACGGTGCCGAAGTATTGGCCGCGCGCATGGCGTCACAACTAGATCAACTGCTAGAGCCTTTTCAGAATCCTCCGGACGTTCCTATTCCATTCCACGCGCCATGGCGGTAATTTCGTGGCGTACCCGCCACGGGCGGCAGGTAAGTCCTCGGTGGATTCCTCGCTTTCCGCCCGAAACTAATACCCCATCCGTGGCGGGTCTGTAAAGACACATCGGTTCGCACGTTCGGCCCGTTCCCGCACGAGGGCACCCGCTATCGGCTCGCTCTCACCGGTAGAACACCCGTTCAGGCACCCGGATTCATCATCCGTTCTAGTGCCGAATGGAGGGCACGCGCGAGCAATGATTACCTACTTGCAAAAGCTGCGAGACGAACGCGATTCGCTAAGCGCTACGTCTACGGGAATCCTCGAATCCGCAGCGAAAGAGGATCGTCAGGTATCGGAAACCGAAAAGGCGAGCGTTCAGCAGATGGCGACGCGCTGCGCTGAAATCGATACCGAACTTAGAACGTTCAGCGAGCAATACGAAGCGCAGCGGGCATACGCGGTGTTGCGTGACAAGCTCTCGGACGTTGACGAAGCGCCGAAACGCGAACTCGCGAAGCGCAGCAACGCGGAAATCGAGACGCGGGATGCCGGATCGTGGGGAAAGCTCTTCGTCGATTCCGATGCATTCAAAACCTACGATGGGCACGGATCAACGCCGCGTGTGTCGGTTCCCGGACTGTTCACCCGTGCGCCGATCGATACGGCGGGGGATTGGGGATTCAACAAATTCCCGTATGTGTGGAACCAGCCGCAACCGGTCGCCACAACGCCACTACTCGACGCGATCGGAAAGGTTGCGACAAACTCGCTTGTCGTGCAATGGGTGAGTTCCGGTAAGCCCACCGACGCGGCGGTTGTGGCGGAAGGCCAGCCAAAGCCCGAAGCGGATTTGACGATCACGACGGATACCGGCGCATTGCAGACCTACGCGCATTGGAAAGGCGTAACGCGGCAGGCTCTCGCGGATATCCCGCAAATTCAAAGCATCATCGAGACGCAACTTCGTACCGGTATTTTCCAGAAGCTCGAAACCGACGTAGCCGCAGCATTGGCGGCATCGGTTGCGCCGGGTGGGATTACCGACCTTCCGTCTGCGGCGGGGCAAGACGTACTCGGCCAATTGCGCGCCGGTATCGCGACCGTTCAGAGTCAGGGTTTCCCGAACGCTAATACCGTGCTGTGTAATCCGATGGATTGGGCAGACCTTGACCTCGCGGTGATGGAAAAGACGAACAACGGACCGAACGCCTCTAGCGCGTTTTGGGGACTGAAGCCCATTGCATCCGCTGCGATTCCGGCTAACACGTATTACGTCGGAGACCTCAATACCGCAGTAACGCTTTTCACGATGGCTCAGGCAGCGGTTTACATGAGTGATTCG